CATTTTCCAAATACATTGCCTATCATCTTTTTTCCTGTGTATAATTATTACAGCGTAATGTAATCTCGCTAATTACAGACGTACTAGCTTATTCTAGCTATGAGGTTTCGTCAACCTATGAACGTAATGAGTAGTCGTTCAGCTCATGGGTCAAAAAAAACAGTTTAATCTATGTACGTTTGTATTTTAGGAGTGTGTGTATGACTACAACCACAACGCTTCCTGCTCCAGTACAACAAACGTTTGATGATGTGCTTCTATCGGTGAGAACACCGAACCTAATTATGAAATTAGGTGCACTTTCAAAACGTTTGCCAGCTAAAGGCGGAAGAACATTACGTATGGCTCGCTATGATAGATTGCCTACTGCTCCAGTTCCATTGGGACCGAGCGGTGCAACTCCTCCAGCGACTCCATTAAATCGTGTTGATATTGATGCTACTATGTCATTCTATGGACTTTATGTAGCTATTAACCAGCAAGTAACCTTACAAAACCAAGATCCGGTTCTTAACGAAACTGCAGAGCTTTTGGGCCTCAGTTTACGTATGACCGAAGATCAATTAACACGTGATATGTTGGCATCAACTGCTTCCATATATAACTGTACTGGTGGTAGTAACGGTGATCTTCCATCAGATTTATCTCTTTCTGATATTGATGAAGTCACTTCAACATTGTTAACTAACGATGCCTGGATGATTTTAGATACTATCGGTGGTGAAGATAAATTTGGTACAGGTCCAGTACGTGATGCGTACTTGGCTTTGGGTCATACTCAATTATCCAAAGATTTGAACAATATTAATGGGTTCATCTCTAAATGGAATTATCCAAATGATAATCGTGTGTTAAGAAGTGAGTGGGGAAGCGTGAATAACGTTCGCTTCATGCTTTCTTCAGTAGCATCTGTTTCTCCAAATGCTTCAGCATTGGGTAACAATGTTTACAACGTGTTCGTACAAGGAATGGAAGCATTAGCTTGCGTAGAACAAGATAACTATTCCGCTCGTTTCTTGTATAGACCACCAGTGTTCTCGGATCCGCTCTTCCAAAATGTAACCATTGGTTATGTTTTTGCTGAAGTTCCGCGTATCCTTAATGATCTCTGGATAACTAACATGCGTTGTACATTACGATAAGGAGAATGCTATGTCAGTTATTTTTTCAGGAACTAATCAAGGCCGCTTCACCTCTGCTGGTGGCGCAGTAACTATTCAACTTACTAGTGGTATAGATTGGATATGGGTCAAGAATATTACGCAATCATATGCTGCTGGTGCAGGTCAGGGTGTCGAATACTACTGGCAACTAGGAATGACGCAAGGTCGCGGTACGATTTATACGAAGACCGCTGTAACAAGTGCTCTTGCTATAGCTCAAATCGCTGCTAACGCAGGTTTCTTTTTGGTAGATAGTTCAGTAAATATCCCAGGACCTTCATTGGCGCTTACTGGTATTACTGCCGGAAATCCTCCTGTAGTACTTACGTCTAATACGTCATCATTAAACAATGGCGATACAGTACGTATTTTCTTTACAGTTGGTGCCTTACAGCTACGTGGTTTAGACTTTACTATTGGTGCTATAAGTGCAGGAGTAAGTTTTACTCTCGCATATATGGCTCAAATAGCATCTGCAAACCCGGGTGCTGGAACATTCCGTCGTATTCCATTTAATCCTCTGTATTATCCACCTATACGATTCATCACTAAAATTACACAAGCTACACAAGCAATTGTTACTTTATCAGTTACCCACCAGTTTACTGTTGGTCAAACTGTTAGATTAATTATTCCTACCGTCAGCTCTTTGGCATTTGGTATGACAGAATTAGATGGTGTGCAAGCTACTATCGTTGCAATTGATCAAGCTGATAATGATGGTGTTACAAACACAATCACAATTGATCAAGATACTACAGGATTCTCAGCATTTGCATTCCCTCTCACGACTGACCCTGGATTTACTCCAGCTCAAGTTGTTCCGATGGGTGAAAATACTGCTGAAGCGCTTAATGCGGGCGCGAATATTCTTGGTGATTCGACAAATAACGTAGGATACGTAGGTATTCAACTACAAGCAGGAGCAGCTTCGCCAGCTGGTGTTGCGAGTGACGTTATTTATTGGGTCGCTGGTAAATCGTTCTCAGTAGACAACGAATAAGATAAATTAATGGAAAGAGTATTCTCCGTGGTAGTACTCTTTCCATTTCATGGTTCGTAATAGGAGGAAAATTATGAATAAACCAGAAGTTAAGTCAGCTACGGCTACTCATACAGATGCGCCTAAGAAGGTCACTCGTGAGGAACTTTCAAAGCAAATTAAAAAGCTCCGTGATCGTGATGCTGAAATGGTTACGGGGATATTTAAAAACCTGGAAAATCCTGCAACTAATGGCGGTAGGGGTTCTGTTGTTTTTAGTTATAAGTATTATCATGGGGATGAGAATGCAATATACGAATTATACGATGGTGAACGATATACGCTTCCAAGAGGCGTTGCTCGTCACTTAAATAATAATTGTTTTTATAGAGAATATCAGCATCTTCCTGGTGAAAAAGGAATTAGTGGTGTTCGTGGTGGTATTAGTACTGATGGAAGATTACAATCTAATACATTCCAAATGGCTAGAAAAGTCCATCGTTATGCATTCCACTCATTAGAATATATGGATGATGATGTTGATATGTATCCATCTAATTTAGTAGAAGTAACAGTTTCTCCGTAAAGGTGACAAATGCCTATACCAAATACTCCGAATTATTATGCAGTTCCATTTCCATCATTTCAGCGTGCAATGAGAAATATTCTTTCTATTACACAAGATGAAAATGCATTGGTAACTACTACATTTGATGGAATTAATCCTGGCAACCATCAATATTTGACTGGATTAATTGTTCGTCTGAATGTGCCTAATGGGTTTGGAATGGTACAGGTAAATGGATTATCAGGGCCAATCACTGTAGTTAATAGTACTCAGTTTACTTTACCAATCGATACAACTAATTTTGATGCTTTCGTTGTTCCTGCATTTCAACCAGGTGCATTTGGAACACCGGCTACTGTTGTACCTGTTGGTGAAGTAAATGATATCTTAACTGAAGCTACACAAAACATTTTAAACACTATACCCTCTCCATAAGAACTGTTAGAATAATTTGATTATAAATAATAAGGAACTGGGTAATGGCAAATTCAACTTTACAAGCTATTCGTACAAAAGTACGTAGAATAACACGAAGTCCATCTCTATCTCAAATAAGTGATAGTCAATTGGATGAGTATATAAATACGTTTATTTTGTATGATTTTCCTGAGCATTTACGTTTATTCTCCTTAAGAACATTACTTACCTTTTATACACAGCCGGGTGTAGATGTTTATAAGACTAACACTACAGTTCCTACTGATCCTTTATTCAACTTTCAAAATAAATATGTAGCTGTCCATCCTCCTCTTTTTATAGCAGGTGTACAATGCTTTTATACACAATGGCGAGAAGTATTTTATGGAATGTGGCCCCAATTTGCTACAATTTCTGATACACTTTTAAGGGGTAATAATTCTTCGGGACCTTTTATAAGTCAGTTAATTCCCCCCCCGCCAGCAGCTCCTTTAATAAATGCATTACCATTTATTTTACAAGAGAGTGTTAATTTTAACTGCTTGAACACTGATGGAACATCAATGGTTATGGTAGATGTACCTATTAGTAACACAATAGGAAACCTTACCCAGGCAAATGTTCCATTAGTGCCACCGTTTGATACAATACAAAATCCAAATAACTTTATTAATTATGTTACCGGAGAATTTGCAATTACGTTTCCATCCAATACACAAAATATGGCTACTATTTGGTTTGAAGGGGTTCTCTATCAACCTGGTAAGCCATTGGGTATATTGTATTACGATAATCAGTTTACTATTCGACCAGTACCCGATAAAACATATAGTGTTCAGATTGAAGTTGATGTAAGACCTACAGAATTAATAAATTCTACCGATGTGCCACAATTAGAACAATGGTGGCAGTATATAGCATATGGTGCGAGTAAAAAGATATTCGAAGATCGTATGGATTTAGATTCTGTTCAACTAATTATGCCTGAATTTAAACAGCAAGAACGTTTAGTGTTAAGAACAACATTAACGCAGCAGGCTAATGAGAGAACAGTTACTATTTATACGCAGGGCAAGAACTATGGATTTGGCTGGTTTGGTGGTGGAGGTTGGCCATATTAGCGTAAAATTGATACTTTTATAAGGATAAATCATGGCGTTAAATAATGTGCCATTAGCGGGACAAACTTTAGGCGTAACTCGAGTCCCTATTAATCAGAATTTTGCTGTTATTGATGCAGATTTCTCTGTAGATCATGTATCATATAATACTATTAATGAAGGAATGCATAATAGGGTTTCCTTCCCTACCCAGAATCCAGTCCCTGTTCCACAAGCAGGTATTGTTCAATTATATTCCCAAGTATCTACTTTAACAGGTCAACCTGAATTGGTGTTTACTCATCAAGCAGGTTCAACAGCACCATTAGCTGCCCAAATTGTAGAATTTACTTCCGCGGGATGGACTAACCCAGGATGGACACGCTTACCTTCAGGTATACTTCTTAAGTGGCATTCGGGAATAGGTTTCGGTGGTGGAGGATCAGTAACTATAAATGTTAATACTGATGTGCCTGGCTCACCTCCTTTTGCAGCTTTACTCACCGTCCAATCAACAACACTTGATAGTAGTCACTCTTATAATAATGTTATCAGTATTAGCGTTATTGCATTCCCTAATGTTACCTTTAGTAAATTTGGAGGAGCTAATCCGCCAGGATCGGTAACGGTAGCTTATTTAGCGATAGGGTATTAATATGGCAGATCGTTTTTTTATCGCTCCTTATGATCAAAATAGTGGTCTTCAAACCAATGTTAAACCATGGTTGATACCAGATGAGGCATTTTCTGAACTTAATAATGCTTATGTTTTTAGAGGACGCGTAAGAAAACGTTTTGGATCACGATGGCTTGGCGATAGTCCTTTAGGTACTCGTTTAGGTATTAATATAGGAACAATAACAGGCGGAACTTTAAATAGTAATGTTAGAACTATTTTAGCAGATGCTGGATTACCGACAAGTATAGGTCAGGCATTTAGCATAGGTACAATAGTATTTACGGTATATAATCCGGCACCAGGTGCACAGCAAATGCTGCGTACAGATAATTCTCTCGCACCAGCGACATATAATCTTACAACATCAGCTTTTAATATTACTGGCGTTGCCTTACCTGACGCAACTCCCGTAATATTTTATCCCAATCTTCCTGTTATGGGATTACTGACCTATGAACAAATTAGTATCAACGATGAATTTGTAGTTGGATTTGATACTCGTTATGCATATACATTTGTTATGGGTGCATGGAATAGAATTTCAGCTGAAGCTACACCTGGAGCTGCAGTCTGGACTGGTGATAACTCTCAGTTTTTTTGGGCAACAACGTGGACTGGGGCAGATGCATCGGCTAAAATATTCTTTGTGACAAACTTTAATGAGAATGAGCCTAATTTTATGCGTTACTATGATGGAACGCAGTGGAATAACTTCAATCCTCAAATAGATGCAACACCAAATTTTCTTAATTCTGCACGAATCATTGTTCCGTTTAAGAATAGATTAGTGATGTTTAATACATGGGAAGGTCCTGCAAATGCATTACCAGGAACTAATTTCAGTAATAGATGTCGCTATTCACAAGTAGGGTCACCTTTAGATGCTTCAGCATGGCGTCAGGATATTCCTGGGCGTGGAAATGCAATTGATGCATCAACAACTGAAGCAATTATTACAGTAGAATTTGTTAAAGATCGTCTTATAGTTTTCTTTGAACGATCTACATGGGAACTTGTATATACGGGTAACCAGGCATATCCATTTAACTGGCAACAAATCAATACTGAACTTGGTGCAGAATCTACATTCTCTATTGTACCATTTGATAAAATATGTATCGGTGTAGGAAATGTTGGTATTCATGCTTGTAATGGTGCCAATGTAGAACGTATAGATGAAAAAATTCCAGATACAGTTTTTGATATCCATAATGATGGTCAAGGTGTATTTAGAGTTTATGGAATTAGAGATTTTTATGTAGAGATGGTTTATTGGACTTTCCCTGACACTCAGGCTTCTGATGATTTTCCTTATCCTAACAGAGTTTTAATCTTTAACTATAAAACTGGTACATGGGCATTTAATGATGACTCAATTACCTGTTTTGGATATTTTCAACCTGTTAATGGAATTTTATGGACTTCTACAACAATCACTTGGGATGATACAGTTACCTGGGATAGCGGTTCAGTTCAAGCAAAATTTAGACAAGTTATTGCAGGTAATCAGGAAGGTTATACATTTATTTGCGATGCTGATGATCCTACTAATGCTCCTGTGTTGCAAATAACCAATGTTTTCTTAACAGGCGTAATAACTACATTAACTGTTATAGAGCATAATCTTAGAGATGAAGATTATATATTTATTGAAGGTTCTACATGGTCAGATACCTCAAATGGTCTAAATAATCAAATATTCCAAGTAACAAACGTTTTAGATGCTAATACATTTGAAATAGGACCCGTTGCATTATTTACCGGAACATATATTGGTGGTGGTTTAATAGCCCGCGTTAGTCAAATATCTATCACAACAAAAGAATATAATTTCTATGCAAAACAAGGTAGAAATAACTATGTCTCTAAAGTAGACTTCATGGTTGATAACACTCCTGCAGGACAAATTCAAGTCGATTTTTATGTATCAACTTCAGTTACACCGCTATTACAAGATAGTTTAGGTAATGGTGTTCTATTAGGCACAGGAACATTGGATACCTTTGCCTATCCTGAGATACCTTTTGAATCAGATTCAGTTCGTTTATGGCATCCTGTATACTTCCAAGCTGATGGTGAAGTTGTTCAGCTTCAATTAATTATGAATGATGCTCAAATGAGAGATATAAATGTGATGCAATCCGGGTTTGCTCTCCATGCAATGTGTATATACGCTCAACCTACAAGTTATCGATTCCAATAAGGAAATAATGGATAGAACGACACAAGAAATGATAGATTTAGTTAACATATTATTGAAGTTTAATGATAATCTTCCTTGTTTATTCGAACTATATCCTGAAAGCGAAATGGATATTAATGTGATTATTCCTTATGTTGATTATGAGATTAAAAAAACACTGAAAGACATTATTCATATTGAGAGATTATAATGGCATATATACCAAATCAACAGATCAATACTGGTTCATATGTTCCAACTACGAATGTGTGGGATGTCTCCCGACTGTATGAAGTAGAAGTTAATAGCCCAGAGTTTAAAGAACTTTTAGTTCGTCTCTACCAGAATGTTAATAATATTGCTGTTGCTTTAAATACTAAATGTACTGGCTATTACATTAATCAAGAATTTGTAAGCGGTAAGCTGTTTTTTAATCCTAATGCTAATCCAAACGATCCTCTTCAATTGCGTCCTGGTTTTATAATGTCAGTTAATACGGGTGCTTTAGGTGCTGGTATTACGGCAATTAATCATAATATTGCTGTTACTAATACATTTAAATGGATGTTTATTTCAGGTGCAGCTACTAATACTGGAACTCTTGTAGGATATCCTTTACCATTTGCTGGAGCAGCCGGTAATAACATTGAAGTGAGAGTTACCGCAACTCAAGTTATTATAAACAATAATTCAGGTGTTACTTTTACAGACTCGCAAATAACTCTCGAATATTGTAAATTTTAGTTATCACTAGTTCAATAAAAAATTATAGGAGATAGCATGGCAAATTGGATTGATGCTTTAAAAGCGGCATTAGGTGGAGCAGGCGGTGGAGCGGGAATAGGAAATGCAGTAGTTCCTGGGGTTGGTGCAGCTGTTGGTGCAGCAGGAGGAGGAATACTTGGTTTCCTTACAAGTTTATTAAGTGGTGGTGGAAAAGAAGGTGGAGTGGAACAAGTTCCAATAATAAGTCCTGAACAGGCAAGTGTATTACAATTTCTTTTACAACAAGGTCATGAAGGATTACAAAATCCTTATTCTGGTTTTGAACCAATTGCACAACAAGCAAGAAGTCAATTTAGTCAGCAAACAGTTCCTTCACTTGCTGAACGTTTTGCGAGTATGGGTCAAAATTCTACTAGTTCGCCAGCATTTGCTGCTCAATTGGGACAAGCTGGAGCAGGATTAAGTGAAAACCTCGCTGCAATGCAATCGCAATACGGCCAACAAAATAGACAAAATGCGTTACAACAACTTGCTTTGGGCTTAAGTCCTTCATTTCAAAACATCTATCAACAACATCAGCCTGGTTTTGGAGAGAATCTACTACAAGGCGCTGCACAAGCTGCCCCATCTTTCTATCAATCTTTCTTACTCAATAAAAAATTGCAAAGTTAAGGAGATACAATGCAAGTAATACAAGGTACAAATGCAGGTGGTCGACTTGGTGAAGTACTGGGTACTGGTCTAAACCAATTAGCACAACATAAATTAGCGCAATTATCAAAACAATATGAAGCACAATCAGAACGTAATCAATTTGCTCAAGGATTAGTTCCACTATTAGGACAAGATACAGCTAACTTTTTGAGTAATCTTGGACCAGATGAACGAAAATATGCGTTACAGAATCTCAGTTCTTTGATGCAACTCAATCAACAACCTGGCCAACAACAACCAGCACTCAGGGCTTTACAACCAGGACAACAACCCCAAGAACAAGCTCAAAAAGAGGAGCAAACACAACAATTAACTCCTGAAAGAGCTAAGTTACTTGAGGATGTATTTACTTCTCCACAGGAAAGACGAGAAAGAGAAAAACTTGAGCTTGCTAAAAGACAAGCAGGACTTAAGGAAAGAGAATCACTTATCAAAGAAACGAAGACATATGTTGATACACTGAAAGATAAAGAAAAAGCTTCTAAGGAAGGAAACTTACGACTTAGAAGAATGGAAACTCTTATAGATAAAGGTAATCTTCCTAATGCTGCTCTCTGGTCAGCATTATCAAAATTAGAGCATGCTCCTTTTATCAGTGGACTTACTGCACCGTTTGCAGAATTGCTCAAAGGTGCAGTAAAATGGAAATCAGGAAATGCTGCTGATATTGAAGAATTTGAGAAGCTCTCTACTGAGTTTGTTAAGAATGCAAAACAGTACTTTGGACCAAGGATCACACAGCAGGAAGTTCAACTTTTCATGCAAACGATACCCACACTTATGGCGACAGATGCTGGTAAAAAGAAATTAATTGAAAATATACGGTCTTTGAATGAGTTAACAGAAATTGAAGCAAAGACTGCTAGATCTATTATTAAAGCAAATAATGGTATTCCTCCAAGAAATATTGAGCAACAAGTTCAAGATAAGATTGGTAGTAAGCTTGATAAAGTAGCAAAAAAATTCATTGAAAGATAATATAAACTCATTAAAAAGAGGATAGTTATACTTAGTAATATACATAGTAATATCATAGAAATATGTATTTTTATAAATATCTCTATCCCTTTTAATATTGCTTTGTAGCAGAAATTAACCATTGCTATCATATAGTTCCTTTGTTTTTTCATCATATTTAGTTTCTTTTGCTATACGATCATTAATTGCCCTTGCCATCCAGTTATTTATTGAAATATTTCTTAAAGCTGCTAATACTTTAACTTGTGTATGTATTTCTTTGCTCACATCGAAAGCCATTTGGAATCGTTTCTTTTTATCTGTCATATTGTTTACCTTTCTTTTATTAATGTTAACAAATTAGTGGAATTTAGTCAAGCTTATTGATTGTTGGAAGTAGATATCATTTAATTAAGTAAAGATTTTTTAGATTTCTAAGGAGATGATAATGTCTACACAAGTTAATCGTCGTAATTCAATTTATGGCTATCCTTCCCCGCAAGCAGGTCTTCAACAAGAACCAATCGTTGCTAATAGAGATCCTTTATCCGCAGATAGTGCGGAAATTGGAACAATTTGGGTTAACCAAGTTTCTCAATCATATTTTATTTTATGTTCTGCGATTGGTGGAAATAATGTTTGGCAAAGCACCACGGGGGGCGCTACCACACTTACATCTTTAACAGTTAATCCTGGTGATATAACAGTAACAGCTGGTGATGTAGATATAACAGCTGGTAATCTTAATATGGCTCCAGGTAGCTCAGCTGCATTAGGTTCATTGAGTGCAGGGGTTACTGTACTTGGCTCAACGCTTAATGTAACGGGAGCAGCTATCTTTGGTTCAACCGTGGAAGTTCTTGGCAATACTGACCTTGACGGTAATCTTGATGTTACTGGTAATGTGACCGTTAGTGGCGATTTCGATTTAACTTCTGCTGCTGCGCTTAGTTTCACTACAACTTCAAATACTAATCCAGCAATAAGTTTTACTGCTAATGGCGGTGTATTAGAAACTATAGTATTGACTGCTACTCAAGGTACATCTGCTGACTCTATAGAATTATCTTCAGTTGTTGGTGGTATAAGTTTGAACGCAGGATCTGCGACTGGTAGTGATGTCACCATAGCGTCATCGAATGCGGCAGGTGGCATAGTACTTACTGCAGGAACAGGCGGTATTGAACTAGAATCAGCTAATGGACCATTAACAGTTACAACAGGAACTGGTGCATTAAATATCGGTGCCGATGCTTTTGCTAAAGCTATAACCATTGGTAATGTAATTGGTGCTACATCGGTTGCCATTCAATCAGGTACTGGGGGTATTGTAGGAACAAGTACAGGTTTTATCAATTTTGCTGCTGGCGGTGGATTTGCTGTAGCCGCAGTAGGAATTATTGGAATAGAATCTTCTGCTGGTGTAATTAACATTGGTAATAATGCTGTAGCACAAAATATCAATATAGGTACCGGCGCAGCAGCAAGAGCTATTACTATAGGTAATGCTACGAGTACAACTGCAGTGGCAATTAATTGTGGTACAGTAGGATTGAATTTAGGAACAAGTGCAAATGCTCATCCTACTGCTATTGGTTCTACAACTGCAGGATCTACATTAGTACTTAATACTCCTACAGGAACAAACGTAGCTGCAGCTAATGGATTGAGTGTAACAGTTGCTGGTCGTGGAGTAAGTTTGCCTGGTGGATTGCTTGTAATTTCTGGCGCTGGAGATCCTAAT